CAATATTTTGACAATGTATTGGTGGACAAAGCCATTACTGCATTACGTCTTGCTATTGACGCGCAAAACATGGCATCTAAATCTACTTATAAAGAACAATTAGAAACAAAAGATGAGCCTGTGCCGTGGGAGCAATTTCACGAACACATGGCGGGGCCAAATTATGTCGCACCACAACGCACATGGGTAGGACTGACGGATGACGAAAGAAAAACAATTTGCAATCTTGCTGACGCAGATGATTGGCACGATTTTCAAATAATGGATGCCACAGAAGCCAATCTAAAGAAGAAAAACACATGAGCGACTTATTTAATATGATGAATTTACCTAGTTTTGGCACTTTGCCTAAGTTTTTGGTCAGAAAAGATGCACTAGACACTTCAAAAGAAGCTGCTAACCAAGTTAACACTAAAAGTTTGGAAAGAATTGTCTTAGAAGTCATCAAGAGTTATCCAGATGGTTGCATAAGTGATGAAGTGCTTGCACAACTGCCAAACTTGCCTTATAGTAGTGTTACTGCTAGGTATCGTGCCCTTATGCTGAAGAAGCTCGTCATTGACACAGGTGACAGAAGAAATGGCAAAAGTGGCAAACCTCAAAGGGTGATGAAAGCAGTCCTATAAACCTTGCAAGGGAAATTTATCATGGGTTATCCAAAAATGGAAAAAGAGCCAAAAGGAGTTACATCTTCTGATCGCACAGGTATGAAGAAGGTAAGCGTTCCTATGGAAGACAAAGAAGTATTTAAAACAGGTATGACTGGTGAGAGAGTGCCAAAGGGTTCTTTGTCATCAGACACATCTGGTGAAAGAAAAAGACCCATCATGGGTGGTGTTGGCATGGGTAAGGCTGATGGTATTGGCGAGCGTGACGCTGGTCATATGGGCCATCACGATGGAAAACTTGGAGAACTCAATACAGGAAGTCGTGAGCACGTTGTTTACGAGCACAAGCGTTACGACCACGACCAAGATGGTATGTAAAGCGAAACCCATCTAAGTGAGCATACCTAGATGGGCTTCTAACCAAGAAAGTAAGAGGGTACTTTAATGGCTGGAAATGATTGTAAGTCATGCAGACATTTTCATGGCAAGGATTTGGGAGTTTGTAGGAGATACCCTACTTACCAAATGAGGCATGAAAATGAGCTGTGTGGAGAATTTGCAGAGAAAGCAGTTGCCAAGCCTTTACCTGATTCTGGTGAGTCAGGTGTTTTTTTGCACATGGAAAGGCAGCTTTTAGAATTACCAGTTCTTGAAGACCCCCCAAAACGTAGAGGGAGGCCAAAGAAATGAAACCATTAAGAGACAAGATATTTGTCAGACCTGAATCAAGATTTCAGAGCACGTTATACATTCAAAGTGCAGAAGCAGACACTTGTGGATTTATTGTCGCAGTAGGTGATGAGGCAGCAGAAGAAGGCCTTAACATTGGTGACAAGATTTACTTTGGCACATTAGCCAAGGATTACAAAGACGAATACCTGAAATACCAAGAATTCAAGGACAATGACCAAAGATTGTTGGTTATGTCATGGCAAGATGTGTGTTTTGTGGCAGAACAGGAGTAAATTATGCCTTTAATCAAGTCAACTAAACCAGAAGCATTTAAAAAGAACATCAAAACAGAAGTTGCAGCAGGTAAGCCTGTTAAGCAAGCTGTGGCGATTGCGTACTCAGAAAAGCGTGAAGCTGCCAAAAAATCAAAGCCAATGAAAAAAGGAAAATAAATGTTTAACTTTACACATTCAACACAAGAACTTAACTTGGTCATTCAATCTTTAGAGCACAAGATCAGAGACATGACTGAACTGCTTAACAAAATGGTAGCTCAAGCACAAGCTCAAGCACCAAAACCACAAGTTACAGATGCAAGTACAGAAGTACAAGGTTGAGGATTTAATCCCATACGTCAATAACAGTCGCACCCATTCTGAGGAGCAGGTTGCCCAAATAGCAGCAAGCATCAAGGAATTTGGGTGGACTAACCCAATATTGGTGGATGGAAGTAAAGGCATTATTGCTGGTCATGGCAGGTTACAGGCTGCAAAAAAGCTAAAGTTAACTGAAGTTCCTGTTATTGAGCTAAAGCACCTGACTGAAACACAAAAAAAAGCGTTAATTATTGCTGACAACAAGTTGGCTTTAAACGCAGGTTGGGATGAAGAAGTATTGAAACTGGAATTTCAAGAACTGCTAGAAGCTGGTTTTGACATTGAACTAATTGGCTTTGATACCAAAACAATTGATGAACTGCTGAACAATAAACAAGAACTTGGTTTGTTGCCTGAAGAAAAGCTAGACAACTTTCTAAATGGTGATACCAAAATATTACGTTTAGCTTATGATGAACAAGAATTTGAAACAATGGTAGTAAACCTACAGAAGTTACAAAAAGAAATGGACATTGAAGACTTTAGTTCCATCATATTTACTTTGGTAGTAGAAAAATGCGCCAAATAGTTATAGAAAACCCTTTGCCAGTAAACAATTCTGATTACAAAGGGAAAGTACCAACTAGCGCAGATTATGATGAAATAATTAATGAAGAATGCCAAATATATGAAAAGGACAAGCTGGTTTGCACATACAAGCGTGTAAGCCCTGAAGTGCAAAAGATACTGCATTATGCAAGTGTTAATTCAACTGCAACCAAAAACACCAGAACACAAGGCACAGTAACCATGTCTACTGTATTTGGTTCATTGCCAAGGGTAGCAGTAAGGGAAGATTATTGCAGGTTTAGTGCAGACACAAAAAAATACCCACAAATGTTCAGTTTGTTAACCAAGGCAGCAAAAGAACTTTGGGAACTGTATAAAACAGATTACCCAGAAATGAGCGAGTATTTTGAAAAAGAAACAAGTGCAATACACCCAGATTGGCTAAAAACAGGTACACCATTCAGTACCATGAATATCAATAAGAACTTTGCAATTAAGTATCATGTAGATGCTGCCAACGTTTCAAATGTTTACAGCAACGTGCTAATAAGCAAGAAATTTGCTGATGGAGGCCATTTTGTAATGCCAGCTTACAGGTTAGCATTGGCCCAAGACGATGGTTGGTTAGCAATTGTTGATGGTGTTCGTGTAATGCATGGTGTAACACCAATTACTTACCATAGCAAAAGCAGCTACAGAAACAGTTTTGTTTTCTACACACTAGGCAATTTAAAGCATTGCAACTGTAAAGAAGAAGAAATAAAAAGAATGAAGACAAAAGCAACAGAACGTGCAATAAAACGCATGAACGGCAACCAAGACCTAGCAAAATTGCACAAAAGTCGGCAATTAGCTTAAACTGATAACTTATTGTTTTAATTAAACAAAATTGAGCTATAAAGTAAACATTTCCACACAATAAAACATGGTAGAACACGAGCCAACAGAAAAGACAAGAGCACAGGTGCAGCAAGCATCTGGGTTAGGCTTGCCCCAAGAGCAAATATGTGCCTTGGTTGGTATAAGTGTTAAAACATTGCGTAAGCATTATGAAGTGGAGTTGGGCTTGGGTAAGGCCTTGGCAAGCGCACAAATAGCCAAAAGTTTATTCAACAAAGCGCAAGGCGGTGACACTACTGCAATGATATGGTGGACAAAAGCCCAAATGCGTTGGAGTGAAACAGTTAAGCAAGAATTAACAGGCGCAGATGGCGAAACTTTAATACCTAGTATTCAAGTTACATTTGTTAGGCCTAGCGAAGTTGGTGAAAAGGATTAGCCCCTTGGATGGGTTTCATAGAAGTGTTGTCCTGTCCAACCCTGCTTTATGGGAGCACCAACTGTGAATCTGCAAGAAGCCATTAACAAGGTAGAGTTTCCTGAGAAGCTGGAATGCCTGTTTAAGCCATCAAGGTATAAAGTGCTCTGGGGCGGACGAGGTGGAGCAAAGTCTTGGGGGATTGCAAGGGCTTTGTTGATTCAGGGTGCTATCAAGCCTTTACGCATTCTTTGTGCTCGTGAGTTCCAAACTTCAATCAAGGATTCAGTACACAAGCTCCTGAGTGACCAGATTGCGTCTATGGAGCTAACTGAGTTCTATGAGATTACTGACAGAACGATCAGGGGTAAGAATGGTTCAGAATTCAATTTTGTTGGCCTAAAGAACAACGTAGCTAACGTTAAGTCTTATGAGGGTGTAGACATTTGTTGGGTAGAAGAAGGCCAAAGTGTGTCTGCTAGGTCATGGGATGTGTTGATTCCTACCATTAGAAAAGAACAATCAGAGATTTGGGTAAGTTTTAACCCAGAGTTAGAGTCAGACAACACTTACCAGCGTTTCATCATCCATAGCCCAAGTGATGCCCAAGTCGTTAAGATTAACTGGTCAGACAACCCTTGGTTTCCTGAGACGTTAAGATTAGAGAAGGATGCCCTTAAAGCTCGTGATCCTGAAGCCTATGCAACAGTTTGGGAAGGTGTTTGTAGGCAAACTGTAGATGGTGCTATTTTTGCCAAAGAGCTGCAAATGGCTGAGTTGCAAGGCAGGATTGCCAAGGTTAACTATGATCCTGTTAAGCCAGTTCATGCAGTCTTTGACCTTGGTTGGTCAGATGCAACTGCAATATGGTTTGTTCAGTTCATTGGCATGGAGACAAGGCTCATCAGATACCATGAGACAAGCCAAGAGACGATTTCAGCGATCATGGCTAAGTTGCAGACCTTTGGCTACATGATAGATACATTGTGGTTGCCACACGATGCTCAGAACAGGACATTAGCATCAAATGGCAAGAGCATCGAAGAAATAGTGCGTTCTTTAGGATTTAAGACTAGAATATTGGAAAGAGTGCCAATTGTTGACTCTATTAACGCTGCAAGGACAATCTT